TTCGATTTCTGTTTTTTCCTTATGATATTCACCAGAAGTGAATTGAGATGGTTTACATTTAATTAAAAATATTAGTAACAATAAAATTATCCCACCTATGATAAGATGGGATAACTTTAATTGAAGTGTTTTATTTTTGATCATTAAATTTTAACTTGTTGAGCTTTTTTATAAGCTTGAAGAATTGGAGTCCATTTATTTTTTAACCATTCCTTAGCTGTTTCATCTCCAGCACTTGCTTGAGCTATTTTATCTTTTACTTGAGGTTGTAATTGTTGATAAGCTTTAACAATTTTATCTTTTCTAGTAGATACTTTACCTAATTCTTTAGCGGTTTCATCACTTCCTACTGCTTTAGCTGCTTCTGCATCTTCATCATCTGAATATTCTACTGTATCAAATCCATCATCTCCCTTTGTAAGAGTAGCTGATTTTTTTGTTTTAGGAGCTGATGGTGTTTTTGCTTTAGGAGTTTTTTCTATTTTATTTGGATCTGCTTTTCTACCACGTTGACCTTTTTCAAGGTTAAAAATTTGAGAGGCAGCATCTTTTTCAGTTGTATTTGTTGCAAGACCAGCGTTAAATGGTTTATCTCCAGGGAAGTTTTTACTAAATTTATCAGCAATATCAGTAGTAAAATCAAGAAAATCCATTCCTGCTTTTTTCTTAAAATTTCTTTCAAAATCGGCTCCGTATCCTCTTGTATCTTTTTTACCTTTTTGTTCTTCTGGGGATAGTTTTCTAATTAATCGTCCATCACTAGTGATGCTTGGTGATTTTTTAAATTGGTCTAATGTTTCTCTTTCAACATTTTTAACTAATTCTAAACCTTTTTCATCACCTAATTTTTCTAAAGCTTTTTTAGTTTGAACAACACTAGCCATTTCATTGATAGTTTCTTCATCAATTTGATATTTTTCAGCTAATCTTTTAATCTTTTCTTCTTCAAGATTAAGAGGATTAGTTCCAGTTGAGATTCCTTTTATAGCATCAGTTTTTTCTTGACCTTGCATTTTTGAAAGTGCTTGTTGGACTTTTGGTTCTTTTAAAGAGTCTGGGCCTGAGAATAAAGTTTCACCTAAGGCTCCAGAAATTTCTTCACGTATAATTTCAAGTAATCGAGTCTGTTTCATATTATATTTTATTAATAAATATTAAAGGGACATTACTTGTTTAATTTTTTGTATTCTTTCCTCGGTAGTACCTGATAATTCAGCATATCCTGTAATAGTATTAAATTTAAATTTATGTTGTTCTAGTAAGTTTTTAATGGTTTTATCAAGTTCCATTCTATATTCAGAATCTACTACACGAACTCCATTATCCTCTAATTCTACACCTTCAGGTGAAACATAAAATATATAATCATAATCTCGTATTAATTCAGATACAGCCTTATTTAAATCAGCAGATATAAAAAACGGAATAGTAATTGATAAATGACTAAATGCCATAACATCAATTACTGTGCGATCTGTTATCATATTTTCATGAAGTAATTCACTAGCTCGTTCAGCTAAAAATATAAGTTGACCTTTTAATGTTGAATCTGTGTTTAATGGAATACCTAAATCACGTAAATATTTTGAACGTTCTGTTGCAAAATGATAATCTGCAAATTCTGGTAATTCTCTTAAAGCATTAACTAATGTAGTTTTACCTACTGAAATTGTTCCACAAAATCCTATTTTCATAACTTTTATTTTATTTATTTATTTTAAAAAACTTTCTGCTACATAAACTCCATGCGCTCCCGAAACTGTTATACCACGAGCGGATAAAGCATCTCCTACGAAATGTACGTTAGGATACTTTGTTAAACTAAGATCTTCATAATTTACTAATGGTTCTGGTGAAAGATATTTGACTTCCGGCATATAAATTCCCCAATCATCTTTAAGTGTAGGGAATACTTTTTTCATATCTTCAATAAAATCTTCAATATATTCAAAGTACCCTTCAAATGCATCTCTTATTTTATCTAATCCATGAAATAATTCTATACAAGTAACCGAGTTACCTTCAGATGTTAAAGATGGTTTACGGGTTTGGTTTGGAGAGTAATATAATCCTGTTCTAAAATTAAAATTAGAAATACCATCATTTTGAAAACGTGGTATAGTACCACTTACATTAAGTTTAGAAACTACATCACGTGACCAAGTAAATGGATCTTCAATACCATTAATTTCCATTAAAATACCAAAATTGGTCATTCCATTTAAATATTTAGGATCTTTTTTAGCATGTCCATTGTAACTTACATCGCCATATGTTTCCTCTACAGCAACAAATGCTGCATTATTGTTTGTACAAAATGAACGCAATGAAACACCTTTATCGTCAAATTTTCTATATAACTTAAAGTCATATGAAATATCAATTAGATTTTGAAAGTGGTGTTGTGGCGCCTCAAATCGAACTCCAATTTGTACTGATTTGGGTTCATCTGGTAGTTCATATTCGTTTGCTAGTTGTTGGGCAAAGTCAATACCTGATTTGCCTACTGCAAATATAAGTTCATTATATTGTATGTTAGCTTGAAGTTCAGGGTGATTTTGGTTTCTAAATTTAACTATATTATTTTTAAAATCAATAGCATAAACTTTAGCTCCCCATTCAAATTTAACACCTTTAGATACTAAATAATCGTACCAATTTTTAGCAATTTCAGATAAGTAATCTGTACCTACGTGCCATACAGGAAACAAACGTAAACCAAAGTATGGTTTAATAAATTCAGGTTCAGATTCAGGGTTTGAACATTGTACTTCCTCTGGTTTAGGGTGGAAACGTTTAAAGTTAGTAATCACTTGATCCATCAATTCCATTGCTTTTTCCTCACCTGTGTATTTTGATAATACACCACCAATTGCGGTATGGTAAGTTAACTTGCCATCACTCCATCCTCCAGCTCCTAGCATACCTGTCATTACCTCTTCAGGTAAGCGGTTATATGGATCTTTACCCATATCAATTATGGTAATAAGTTCTCCAGGATATCCATTGTCTACTAATTTAGTTGCAGCATTTATACCTGCTACACCTGCTCCTACTATTACTATTTTTTTGTCCATGTTTTATTTTATGTTTAAATATACGAAATAAAAAATGACCTCCCAAAGGAGGCCACAGATCTCTAATAATTTTTTTAAGTCGACAGGCTATGAATCTGTCTGTAAGTTATTTTTTAATTACTATCTCCAAATACTCCTTCTAGTATTGCTCCGAAAATAAAACCACCAATAGCACCCGCAGCCGCTCCTGCTAAAGGAACCCATCCAGCGGGGTTTACGAGAGTATCTCCCCAAACATTAACATATTCAGTTACAAACATTCCTAGTTGTTGGGCTAAATATGAAGCTCCAATCATTCCAGCAATTAATCCACCAAAACCAAGACCTACGGCTGCTGACATATCAGCTTCCTCATCTAATGAATTTGTTTCGTTTTCTAATTTTTTAGCAAATATAAGACCTAATTTTTTATAGAAATCTTCTGAATTTTCATTTAAATTAAAAGGATTAATTCCTAATTTTTTTGCTGCATTTAATAGATCTTGTTTTTTCTTTGGATCATTAGCTATACTTGCGGCTAATGCATCAATTTTAGGATCATTTTTAATTTTACTTATTATTTTTGAAGTAGAATCAACTACTTGTTCTGGGGTAATTGTTGATTCCTCATTAAGTTTTTCTTTATATTGGCCTTCGGTAATTATACCGGCCAACATTTGCATTCTAAAAGTTTCTTTATTCATTTTATTTAGTTTTATTAAAAATATATTATTTTTTAATTAGATTCGTTTTCATAATCAGGTAAAACATTTATACCACTTCTCCAATCATATTCTTCAGGATTTGTTTCTTTTCTTTTTAAGGATGCTTGACGTTCTTTCTCAGTTTGAGGTTTTGGGTATTTGCTTCCGTCTGAACTAAATGTTACAAGGGTTGATGCTACACAAGCAATTAATGCTGCAGATATTGCAGCTGTAGCAAAAATAGGATTCGATGCTATGATTGCATAACCCGCAACTCCCATCCAAGTAGATAATCCTCCTGCTATTCCAAATATAGCTAAAGTAGCAAATCCACCTACCCCATCGTTTTCTTCTAAATTAAAATCTGATTCTGTTAAATTGTTAGATAATTTTTCTAATTTATCTTCTGCTCCAGGGGATGCAAGAATTTTATTAGTAATATCTGTTAAATCAATTTCTTCAGTTAAAAATTCATTTAGTTGGGATGTAAGATCTCCGGTTGGAATTAAACTTTTTGCAGTATCTATTACTTTTTGTTTTTCTTCATCTGATAAATTACTAGCAAGTTTTTCTGCTTTTTTTATAATATTTGGATCTTTTATTTTCTTTTGAAGAACAGATAAAAATTCTTTTTGAGCTAAAATATCATTTTCTTGATTTTCAGTTAAAATACCTGCTAATTTTTGCATTCTAAAAAACTGTTCACTTAAAATTTGTTTCATTTTTATCATAAATATATTATTTTGTTTTAAGCCGCTGCTATTTTTTGTATTTGTAAAAATTTTTAAGTATTATAATAATCATCAGCATCAAAAGGAGTATTTATAGGTTGTTTACCTGTTCCACTATAACCAGGTATAGGATAAGATAATAAACTTGAATTATAACTTGGTAAAGGACACTTATTCCAAGCTTCATTAAAGCTATCTAATTCTCCAGCTTTAGCTATTGTTTCTTCAGTTTTAATTTCCTTTTCTAATTCTTTAACTTGGTCTAATTTTGTAATAGTACTGTAAGTACTAAAGAAACTTTTAAATCCTAAATTAAGTAAAATTGTTTTAAAAGGGGCAAAGGTTATAGCTAAAGGCAAACCAGCTTTTATTGCAGATCCTGTTGTAAATAATAAGGGGGCAGCAACTATTAAAATTTTAATAATAAAAGCTGCTACAAGAGTAATTAAAATCCATTTATAAGCTTTTTTAGCGGCTAGTAACATACAATTCTCTTGTTCTTCTGTTGGAGAAAAAGTTCGATAACGCACCATAGCAAAAAGTTTAGCTAATCCTTTTTCTGAAATAGTATTATATAGCCATTTAAAAAATTTACTAATAGCTTCTGTTATATATTTAGCTCCTTTTAAAATAGTTTCTCCTCCGGGGATATAATTTATTATAGCATTTTTAAATTTTTCTACAAATTTAGTTATAAAATTTTTTACCCATTCTACTACATTTTTTCCTAGTTTAGTACTAGTAATAAAATCTTTTATATTACCTATAACACTTAATATACTTGCTAGTATACCTTCAGCTTCTAAAATATTACTTTTATCTTCATTTAAAAAACCTTTTTTAACCTCATTATAAAATTTAAGATTTAATTTTATTTTTTCTTTAATATCTTGATTAGATTTAACTTCAGCTAAAGTAATACCTTGGTAAGATTCTATTACCATACGTAATACTGATTTTTGTTCTGTTTTAGTAAGTATCATTTAAGTAAAATGTATAATTTTTATTATAAATATGTTAAATATTAGATAATTTAATTAAAAATTATGCTTTTACTATTTTTTTTATTTTCTTTTGACGATCTTCTAACTTATAGTTTTTATGAGTTTTAGATAATAAACTTCTCCAAAAATTTTCTGTATCACGAGGAGTAGTGTCCTCTTCTACTTTAACTGTAATAGTTTTAGGTTCTCCAATCATTGGTTCATATGTTATTTCATATTCTCCAGCTTTAATATCTTTATTGTTTCTTACATTTTCACTTAAAGTACGATTAAGTTCTTCTTTAACTAATTGTTTTAAATTATCTAATTTCATGATTTATGTATTTTTAACTTTAAAGTTCCTGTTCCTTTTATTACACGATGCCACTCGTGTCTTGGTATAAATATACGTTCTTTTAGTGAGGTAGGCAAGCAATTTTCTAATTGGAGTTGCCAATTTGTATCTTCTAGAATTTCAATAGTACGAGATTCATCATCACGATGCCACATAAGTTCTATTGGGTCTATATTTTCGTTGAATTCACGAATAATATACTTGTCAGTAACTTCTATGTCAGTATATGGGGTCATTAATTGAATACTTGAAAATAAGCATAGTAAGAAGTCATAGTTCTATTTGTACTACCACTTACTATAATTTTGAAATCACCTGGGGTTAGGTTATTAAAGCTTCCACTTACTGTTGTATCTCCTAAAGGTATTGCTTTTAAATCACCTGTTTGATCACAGTATTTTATAGCATAACAAGTTGATACCATTCCTGCAGTAATAATAATTTCTCCCATAATTTCAAATGGTTTATTTACTGAAAATGCTAAAGTTTGTGTTCCGAAATTTGAACCTGATAGGATTTGGTCTCCTATTTGTAAACGAATAGCAGCATTTGTATCACTACTTCCACCTGATGCAAATTTACCTACAGCTCTAAAGTGTAAAATTTTAGCTACATAGTTTACAGAATCATCAAAGAATGATTGTGGTAAAGCTCTTGAACCCCAAGTAGTACTACTGCCTAAAAAATCTGTATTTGTACCTGATCCTGAGGTGTAGATTATATCATTATTTCTAGTGTAAAGAGTTCTAACGGATGCTCCTCCCAAACTATCCGCATTTACACTACCTGAGGATAAAAAATCTGAGTAGGTAATTTGTTTAGTAATTCCGTCTTGTACTATAGGAATAATACTATCTGATGTAATTTGGGTTGTTTGGGGTAATCCTGATATTGGTAAGTCTTCTGCCATATTATGTAATTATAATTTTTCCTCCGTTTTCTTGAAGAATGTAAAATAAATTTTCTTGTTGTAAAAATCCAGGTTTTGGTTTTGATAAGGGTCCTTTTGGTTGATCATTTAACCAATTTTGTCTTGCAAGGGACAGGTCATAGATATATTGATTATATTCTTTTACCTGTTCATTTAATTGGAGTTTATTAATTTTATCCAATTTAACAAACTGAGGCCAAGATATTTCTTCAAAAATGTTCATTCTCCTTTACGCTCTTGCCAATCGTAAGATACACTATCTTTTTCAATAGGGCCACCAACAACCCAAGCATCACAAGTTCGAGCAGCGGCACATTTAAATTTAAGCATTCTACAATATCCTAATTTTCCAGCTTTAATAACGTCAAATGGATCTTCTGTACCTTCATCATCACCTATTCCTTTAGCTATGCAATCTAAAGTTTTTGTTGTAACATCAAATGCAGCACAATTACCACAACGTGAAGTTTTAGCTTCTTCTACTGAATCAAGCTGCCACATGTCTGCTTTAGCTTGCCAAAACTTTTCATTTGGTTCATTTGGATTTAAAGGTCCATATCCATATTCATTAATTGCTTTTTGCCTATTTTGCAAATTTAACTCTATGTTTTGAGTTGGAATAGGACACTTATTTGATTCAGCTTCGCTTAATATGTCAATTAGTCTAATCATTTTGTTTTACCCCATTTAGTACCTTTACCAGGTGTTTTACATTGAGCAGGTGTAGGACGACACGATGGATATTTGGAGCGTTTTTCTCCTTCTTCACGTCCACATGCTTTATATCCTGTTACTTTACCATCTTTTCTGATTGGTGCATTACAATCAACCCATCCACCTTTTTTACCAGGTGTTCCTTTACGTTTGAACCAAGTGCGGAGGGTTTCTTTTACTTTTTCTTGAATAACTTCTTCTTTTAAGCCTTTCCAAATCATTCCTTTGCGGCATTTTACAACAGCGCCGGATTTGTAAGCAGATGGTTTATCGTATTTGCGGTCTGCAATGCGAAGACATCTGTCACGTTTTTTCTTTTCTTCAGAAAGAACTTCGTTAATAAGTTTATCCAATCTATCCATCACCTAATACATATTTAACTTTATATTGTTTGTTACATATTGTATTTGCTTTTCCTACTAAATGACATCTTACTGTTTCTGGGTTTATGTTAAGGGCAAGAGCTAGAGTGGTATAATTGGGGTATGTGTTGAGATATTCTCCTAAGGTATTATAAAGGGCTACAGGTTTTCCTTTATCTTTGTTTGGACTAGTTCTTCCTTTATGGGCTTCCGATACTCCAGGTTTTGGACCATCAGGTTTTCCTTTTTTAGATGTTGTGGATCCCTTTTTTGCTTTGGATATTTTTTCACATATTTCTTTTGAGAATTTTCTTCCAGTTAGTTTCTCACTAACAGTACGTTTAGTCTCTTCTTTATGGAGTCCATTTCCTCTAGCATCATTTGTCATATTATAGAATTGAGGATTTGTAGAAGCATTAAAATGTTCTAACCATTGAGATTCTACACCACGAGCATCTCCTTCACCTTGCCAAAGTATATCTCTTGTAAAATTATTTTTACCGTATTTTTTTAAAGCATCTTTTATTGCTTTACCACTCCCATAATAATTTTCGTCTATTTGGGGTTTTCTAGAAGAACCAATATATTTTTTTCCATTTACAATATTGGTTATAAGATAAACATAAGCCATTTTATTATAAATATTGGAAAGGCCGACTTCCTACCAAAAACCACTAAAGTTTTTTGCACCTCCTAGTTGTTTCCAATAACGACCGATTCTACAACTCCAATATGAAGGTTTTGTACGATCAGTTTTTTCAGAACATCGGTGCCTTTTTGCAAATGCTTGTCTAGCTTTCGGATCATTGATTTTAACAGATAATCCAGTTGTCCCACCAAAAGATACTTTTTTAACTTTTCCTTTGTCTCTAACGTAAACGTAGAATTTTTTAGACCCACCACGTTTTGGTTTTCCAATTGGTGGGGTTTTCTTTTTATCTTCTGCTTCTTCAAGTTCATCCTCAGGATAACTATCAGTACTATCATCGTATCCTTCAGGACCTTTATATGCAGGAGAGTTTTCGTCTAACATAGGTAGGTCTAAAGGTACTTTTTTACCTTCATACATTCCATAGTTACCTAAATCAGTTTCCTCTAGAATTTGTTTATCATCTTCATTCACATGAATGATTTCACGTAAATACAATGAACGAGCTTCTGCCCATAAATTAAGGAACGATTCGGAACCATATCGGAACGTGTTTTCGGTAAGTGGGAGTTGATTATCCACGTGATAACGCAGATTTTCCGATAAGATTTCCCTTGGAGCTATACTTTCATTTAAGATAACGCCAGCGTTACCTACGTTTTCACAAGTGTTACAA